CGCGCACATCGGACAGGGCTTCGGCCTCAGCGATCTTTTTCACGCGTGCCGCGACGTTGCTTCCGCTCGTGGTCTGCACGGCGATGGTTTCGCCGTCGCGCACGCCGAGAATGTCGATGAAGCCGAAAAGGTCTTGGCGGATCCGGGCGTGCGGATTCCATTTTTCGACGGTCGCGACGCGATAGCCCTCGTTGCGAAGATGGGCGAGGCTGCGTTGGGTGGGGGTCATGCGACCTCCAACAAAAGCTCGAGCTGCCCTCGCGAAAACCGTGTGGCCAGCCAGTCGTCGTACGCCCCTCGCCGAAACAAGACTGAACGATGCGCGCCGGTTTCCCGAAGGAATTCGCTGATGCGGCTCATGTTCCAGATCATGAAGCCAGCCATGCATCCGCCTGGATAGGCCACCTTGTCTGCGGCCAAAGCCTCCGGAGGAGTCAAGCCGCGCGACTGTGCATATGCCAGATAGCGCGAATTCCACTTAGCACTCCTATCCGCCCCGTTCGAAATCTGCTCCATCTCTCAACCCTCGTTAGTCTTTAGCGGTCCACTTGGTGCACGTATGCTTGCCCGGAACGAACCGATATGCCGGCAGCAGCTCGCAGTTCCGGTATCCGAGCCGGTACATTTCGCGATTGCCGGGCGCGGTCGTTGCGTGGCGGCAGTGGCGGCAGGTTTGGTTCATCGAAAGCCCCGCTTCGGCTTCTCCGGCTCAGGCCTGGGGGCCACCGCGTACCCGGGCGCAAGATTTGCGAACATGGTCCGCTCCCCGAAATAGGCGGCGCGCACGATACCAGTCGGGCCGCTGCGCTGTTTCGCAACGTTGATTTCCGCCGTTCCCTTGTCGGGACTGTCAGGGTTGTAGACCTCGTCTCGATACAGAAAGAGGATGATGTCGGCGTCCTGCTCGATCTCGCCCGAATCGCGAAGGTCGGACGGGAGCGGGCGACGGTCGCTACGGTTCTCAACCGCGCGGTTCAATTGCGCGAGGAGCACGACCGGGACGTTCAACTCCTTGGCCAGTTCCTTTAGGCCGCGGCTGTTCGCGCCGACCTGCTCGTTGCGATTGTTGCCTTCCGTGCAGGCCATCAAGCCCAGGTAGTCGACGACGATCAGGCCGAGCCCGTGGCGGCGCTTGATCTTCCGCGCCGCGCTGCGAATCGCCGCGAGAGAAAGGGCGGGGCGATCGTCAACAATCAGGTTCAACTCAGAAACCCGCTGCACACCCCTCGTCAGCATCGGCCAGTCCGGATGGTCGTCGTTCCGTCCGAACTTGCGGCCGTCCAGAATTTTCTCGAGCGGCAGTCCGGATGCGCGGGACAGAGCGCGCGAGCACAGTTCGTCGCCGACCATCTCCTGAGAGAAAAAAGCACTGGTCTTGCCAGCATCCGCGACCGCCTCAGCGACGCCGAGTGCGATCGCCGTCTTCCCCATTCCGGGGCGTCCGGCGACAACGATCAGTTGACCGCCCCGCATTCCGCCACCCAGTTTCGCGTCCAGATCGGTAAGTCCGGTCGGAACCGCATCGGCGCGCGCGTTCGCGCCGTGGAATTCCTGGTCAATGCGCTCCACGATGGGCGCCAGGAATTCGCCGATCATCTTCGGGTCCGTTGACGCCGCTTCGGCCAGCGGCTCAAATTTGGCTTGTGCCTCGTTGATGATGTCGTTGACCGTCATCCGGGCATCGCGGTTGTACGCCATCGCCGAAATTTCGTCGGCAGCAGCAATGACACCGCGGAGCCGCCAACGGTCGATCACGATTTCCGCCCACCGGGCAATGCCCGCGCTGCTGGGAGAGTTCTGGACCAGCGAGTTCAGATACGGCAGTCCGCCGACCTCGTTGGCGTGACCGGCCGTGCTCAGTCGCTCATGAACCGTGATCATGTCGGCGCGGCGATTCGAAACGACAAGCGCCGAGATGGCCTGGAAGATCAGCCGATGATCGTAGCGGTAGAAGTGGTCCGGCTTGAGAGTGCTGATCCGGTCGATAGCGTCGTTGTCCGACAGCAGGGCACCGAGGATTGATTGCTCGGCTTCTACGCTGTGCGGCGGCGCAGAGAGGCGCGCGCGATCGGGGAAATCATGGGGTGCGTTCATTCCTTAACCTCGCGGTGGTACTTGTTCTCAAGACATTTCTTGAAGCCGGACGGCGACATCAGAAAATCGATGTCAGCGATGAACGGAGGTTTGCCGAGCTGCGGTTTTGCTTTGCCGGTCAAAAAATCCGATTCGGCGCAAACCTCAAAAAACTGCCTCCACGCCTTCAGTCCTTCCTGGCCGGTCTTGTAGCCAAACGGCCCGACGCCATCAAGCACAGCCGCTTGTTTCCACCGAGCCCTGATCGCCTTTTTGCGTCCGTCATCCAGTACCCGAACCCTCGGGTTGAGAGGCATACACGCCTGATACAGATCGACGATCTGCTGGATTGGGCAGGCAGGAACCCCCTCGATGCCGCGCTCCCCGGACACTTCGCCGTTACCTTCGCGGTTATCCATCAGGTCACCAGCGGGCGCTGCTTTTGCGCCGCTGGCGACAGAGGCGTAAGCCTCCTGTTTTTCACAAGCAATCAGTGAATCAGGAATCAGAGAATCAGAGATACAAGGGCCAAGCGCTTCATCTTCGGGTTCGTCGTCGTCATCTTCATGGCCGAAAGAACTTTGCTCCATGGTCAGAAGTTCTTCCGGACAAGGTGGTAAGTTGCTTACAGTTTCATTCGAGTGCGGCTTCTGATGTTTCAAGAAATTGACGATTTGGATGTACTTCACACCCTTAACTTCATAGCGAACGATGAAGCCGCTACCGGCTAGGCTGTCGAGCAGTTCATTCGCGTCGACGTCGTCATACGGCAGCGCCTTCGCCCTGATTTTCCGCGGGCGGTCTTGGAGCCGACCATCACGGTCTGCGAGCATCCACAGGTAAATGAACAGCAGGCGCGCGATCGGGTCGAGGTCGGCCAGATCCTCGTTCTCCATGATTCCGGGCTTGATGTTGCGCGCACGGGCCACGTATTACTCCGTCCAGGATTCGAGTTCGTTCTTGAATTCAGTCCAGTTGCGAACTTCCCGAGCAAGTTCGATGATGTTGTCCGGGTCCATTCCCTTTTCGACAGCAGCCTTCATCAGCACCATTGCGTACCCTTCATTCACATAGGTGCGGTTGCGAAGAATGCCGCGGGCGTAATACAGCTTGCGCATGGATTCAGGTGCCGATGCCATGCGGCAGATTCCGCCAACCTTGTTCCATGCGTTGTTGGCCGATTCGTTGGTCGGTTTGCCGTCGTCGTTGAATTTGACGTACTGGCGAGCAGCGGTGTCGATCGCATCCAGGACAGCGACCAGGCCGAACGTCTTCAGCATCTTGCGGGCAGAGTTTTGGCCGGTTTCGTTCAAATGGAACCCGGGAACAGCCTCGCTCCATGCCTCCTCGATCTTCGCCAGCGAATCGGCGTCGATCGACTTCAAGCCGTCGCGCCACTGCAACATCATCTCGAGTTGTTCGCGACGCTCGTTCAATTCCTCGAGCTGGGCGCGTTGCTTGGCGAGCGCAGAGTCATCCGACAGCAGGCGATCCGACTTGCCGCTGTTGCAGTCGAAGCACGACGTGATGTAGTTCATCATGTCGTCCTCGCCGCCCTTGCTGACGGGGTGGATGTGGTCGACGTTCAAAATTACTTCCGGCGCACACTTTCCGCAGTACTGGCATTTGAAGCCATCGCGTTTGAACACCTCAAAACGTACCTTCTTGGAAATTGCCTTTCGCTTCACAGGCTTGGCTTTTCCGCCATCCACAACCGTCAGAGCACCGCTCATTCACTTCCCCTTAATCATCGCCACCAACGACCGGCAGAGCATCGACGCTTGCCGCTTCTTTGCATCCTTCGATTTCAGCTTGCCGATGTTCTGTGCCATCCGGTCCTGGTGGACATGCACATCGGGCTTGATGTTGTGGCCGTCACGCTTCATCTCGCTCTCCCAGCCCGCACCAGAAACCTGATGAGCAGGGCGAACACGACGAGCCACATGATGGTGTCGATGAGGAGGGTGCTCATGCTGTCACCTCGTCCGGAAAGCCTTCAACGGGCGTCAGCCATTCATCGGGGATATGGCAATTCAGCGTGGGAACCTTGGTCCCGTCCGGGGCGACACACGGGATCGGCTCGCCTTGGATTTCAACGTACCAGGATGGAAGACCGGACGAATGGACATGGGGCGCCTTCGTTTTCGCAAGGATGAAAACTTCTCGCCCCTTGTGGGCACCGTGTGTGATAACTGCCAAATCCCATTCTTTGCAGTTCATGCCGCTCTCGCTGCCGCAAGCTCGCTCTCGAGCTCGCGAATGCGCCGCTGTTCCGGCGTTTCGGTAATCGTCTTGAAGCCCATCACCTTGTCCTCGTACTGGCGGATCGCATAGTTCCCACAGAACGTCTGGAAGCGAATCCGCATGTCGTACGGCAGATACTTCTTGCCGCTCAGGATGTTCGACAGGTGCGACTTGGGAAGGCCCAACAGGGCCGACGCGTCGCTCATCGAATACTTGATTCGGCGCTTGTTCCAGCAGAGCAGTACAGCGTCGTGCTCGTTGCGCAAACGTCCAATCAAGTACTCGGGGAGCCACTCGGGCTCCTTGATCGTCTGGAAGATCGGCATTTCTTGTTGCATACGGCCGCTTGTCCAAAGTTATTGGTGTTCCACGTATCGTTCTACGTGCCGCACCGCATCAAATAAAGGGCGTCATCAACGCCCACCGTTAGGACTACAAATTGCCACTCACAAACCTAAGAACCATCTCCGTCATCCGTCGATCCACCTGCGGGAGGTTGGGTGTCGTCGCTTGCTGCGGCACGTTCGGTGATACCGTTGGGGCTTTCAGCTATCGAGCGCGCCGACTCTCGTATGTACGCCCAGTCGACGTCGGGCCGCAGATCCTCGACCCGAACCGCGCGACCGGATGCCTTCTCGATCTCGATCGCCATGGACTCACTACACCGGCGCTGTGCGTAGATGATTTGCCAGAGGTAGGCCACCGACGTGCCGACCTGGTGGGCGAACGAATCGCGCTCAACTTTCGGGAGGCCCTTGAAGTACGCATGAAAAATGTCCATGCGGAAACAATAGCAAATGCTTTCGAAAAGAGCAAGCATCTGCGCGCCAAACAATAGCGAATGCGAACACAGCAAATGCTAGTTTTCGGGTCTAATTGCGCCATGGATATTCACGAGCACCGCCGCCAGCGCTTGCGCGCGCTAATCGAAGCCGACGACGCGGCCAAGGGAAACGTCGCAGCGTTCTCGCGCATTCACAATCAAGATGCGGCGCGGCTACGGCAGGTGCTGAATCCGAACTACCGGGAGGGGCAATCTTTCGGTGAGAGGGCGGCGCGCCGTCTCGAGGAGGAACTTGGGCTGCCGCCCATGTACTTCGACTCAGGGTTCGCGATCGGAAAGCACACTTCGCCCGATGTTGGTGCATCGGACACAAGCCAAGACGATGCGCTTATTAAGCGTTTGCTTCCAGACGACAAGGGTAACGTCGTTGTCTGGGAGCGGCCTGAAGATCTCGAGCCCGACGACAATCGAGTCTGGATCGACCGCTATGACTACCATTTCTCGGCGGGGACAGGCTTGATTCAGTGGGAAGTGCGGGAAAAGAAAGCGCTGCCGTTCGACGTCGGCTTCTTCAAGGCGCTCGGGTCAAAGCCCAAGGACTGCAAGCTGCTCACCGTTCGCGGCGACAGCATGGAGCCGTTCTTGTTCAACCGCGACATGATGATGATCGACTCCACCCGGGTGCACGTGCGGGACGGGAAGGTGTACGCGATCTACTTCGAGGACGAGCCGCTGGTAAAGCAGATTTTCAAACAGGTGGGCGGCGGGATCGTTCTGCACTCGTACAACAGCCGCTACCCAGATCGGGAAGTGCCGGCCGAAAGCATGGCGCTGGTCAAGATAGTGGGTGAGGTGATCTACCGGTCAGGGTCGGCGATGGCAGGCGGAAATTGAATGGGCGCGACGCATGGCTAACGAAGACGAACTGAAAAAGGCGCTTCTAGCGATCAAGTTGAGTGCGCCTGCGGCGAAGGCTTACGTCAAGCTATACAAGGGCTTAAATCGAATACTGGGCGAGTCGATATCTGATTTGGCTTCGCGAGCAAGGGAGGATGAGCCTTCTACCGAGGCTGACCGGGCGATCGTGAATCTCATAAAAAAGATACTCGACGAAATGGATGCCGCACAAAAGCTAGTCGATCAGGAAGAGAATGGGAACAATCTCGAAAATCACTGAGCGCCTAGATAGGCTTGGCGACCGAGCCCCGCGCGACCCGTTTGACAATGGCGGCAGTGGCGGCGATGATGGCGGCATGGAAGCCCGCGTAGCCAAGCTCGAAGCCACCGTCGAGCATATTCAACGAGATCTGACGGACATCAAACAAGATGTTCGGGAAATTCGCTCGTCCATGAGCACCGATTTTCGGCTGACATGGGGTGGTTTGATCGCGCTTGCGCTCGGCTTAGCTGGCCTGATGGCCAAGGGATTTCACTGGCTATGACGAGGCGCACCAAACATACGGCCGCGCCGCTTTCTGGCTAGGCTTCTGGAATGGCGTGGTTTTCGGCCTTCCAGTCGTTATCCAAGCAGCACGAGAAACGCCCCGGCTATACTTCGCGCCGGCGATCCGGCTCTGGCGCGCGATTAAATCTCTGGCGTAAGCCGGCTTTGAGTCTGCCGCCCACGTGCGCGGCAGCCGCCCGGAGCCGGGCGCTAGCAGATAGACCCCGCCGAGCGCGGGGCTTTTCATTTCCGCACCCGCCGCATCAACATCTCGAACTCGCCCTGAGCTTCGACGTCGCCCATCTCCGCCCGCCACAGCAGCGCGCCCACGATGGCAATCTTCTCCCAGTCATCGTTATCCATCGTCTCGTGCGTTCGCGCGAGCACCTCGAGCAGGTCCAGTAGCGCCTGCGCGGGCTCCAGGTCGTCCTCTCTAGCCATCGAGCGCATCAGCGCTAGGACCAGTTCGCGGGTCATGGTCAGCTCCTCCTAGTTCGCCAGCATAACCGACGCGCGCCCGCGAGCGGGCTTTTTGCGTCTTCGCGCAGACCGGCGCGGGCAGCAACAAAAAAGTTTGCTCGCGCGATAGCTTTTGCTTGCATTAAGCGAGAGCATTTGCTATTGTTCATCTCAACGCAGCACAAACCCACACCCACCCGCAACGAACTGGAGATAGTCATGAACACGCAACAGGGCATGAAGAACGCACAGATCAGCGCCGCAATCCTCGCCCATGTTGCAAAAGGCATGATGATCGATCAAGCGTATGACGCGGTGTTCGGCAAGGGAGAGGGCGGTGGAGTTGTTGGGGTGAGTAGCAGTACTAATCACGAAGGGGAACGACGATGAAAACGCAAATCGGAAAGACGAAGACGTTCGGCCAGATTGCGCACGGCGCGGCTGTCACGCACAAGGTTGTGAATGCGCTCGGCAAGACGGTCGGGCTCCACGGCAATGAGCGTGATGCTAAAGCGCATGCGAACGTACTCAACGCTGACATTCCCGGCGCTTATTCGGTCAAGCCGATCACCGCCTAACAACCGCTCCCGCTACAGGAGAAAGACGATGCAAACGACGGGCAAGTTCTACACCACTCGGCGCTATCGCAATGCGGATCAAGCTTGCGAACCCATGTTCACGGCGTGCCGCATGCGAAAGGTCGTCAGCATCGACTTTGGGAAACCCGGAGCTACCGAGTTTATCCGCTTCGAGATGACCGCAGACGAAGCGCGAAACATGGCGGAATCCCTGCTCATGATGGCCGACAGCATTTCCGCCTAACCACCGCGCCCGCTACGGCGGGCAACAGGTCGAAACCGCCTCGGCGGTCTGCGGGTTAGGCCCGCACTGATGAGACCGAATATCAGGATGTAGCCGACTGGCTCGGGCCAGCGGAAACGCTCTTTACACAATCGAAGGTATTCCGGGACCGCGAAAGCGGAGCAACCGGACGGCGCGATCCGCGTCGTGAGTCGGAACAGATGAACCGAGCTAAGGCCGAGGTTTGGCTACCGGACGATATCTGAACGAGCCCGACACAAGACAGCCAATGACAGCGCATTGATGGCGTCGTAATCAATGCAAAACCGCGGAGCAGCTGGAGCCAGCACGGCTGGGAGTTGCCAGCGCTTCGCGGAGTACCAGCAGCCTTCTCGAAGGCTCGTAGCATTCCCTGCGATAGCCGAGTACCCGCGAAACCGATCCGCCGTAAGACATGGGTCCCTGACCGGGCAGGCGCAGTAGGTTAGCTCACAGGCTCCCCCGCAAAGCGTTGCGGGCCTTCGAGAGTGTTGAGTGCGTAGCTTGCTTCGGTCTGGCGGCTGTAGTCCCAACTGTGCGAATGGTTGATCAAGTATCAACCGGGCCAGTTGCCAGACCTGAGCACGTTGCCCATCGGAAAGTACTGCCACAGACAGTAAGCACTACTTATCAGGTGAGACCATGAGCAAGAAGCACAACCAGCGCACCCGCGCCGAAATCCTCGCGAAGTGTCAGGTCGATCCGCAGACGTGGGTCGATCCGGTTCGCAAGGCCTCGCGCAGCAAATACAAGCCGCACATCGGCGAGAAGCAACAGGCAAAGTTGCGGCGGGCGTTGATGCTCGCGGCCTAACCAATATCCGCCTTCGGGCGTGGAGATATCGTGAAAATCACCAAAGAGCTTCTGAAAGAAAAGCATCCATGCGCGGATGGCTATGAGTGGTATCTCCGGAAATTCCCGGATGGCGGCGAGTATCAGGAGATTCTCGATGCGCTCTGCGAGGACGATCGTTACGACGATGCATGCTGGCTGCTGAATGCCTTCGGCAAGACCGACGACGTGCTGGAAGTCGAAACGCTGGAACGAAAGTCGTTCGTGTTCGCTGGAACGATCCGCGTAACCGGCTCGATCAAGGTCGAATTTTCGTTGCGTGCCGGTTGGGGCATCAAAGCCGGTTGGGGCATCGAAGCCGGCGGGGGCATCAAAGCCGGTGAGGGCATCGAAGCCGGTGAGGGCATCGAAGCCGGCGGGGGCATCAAAGCCGGTTGGGGCATCGAAGCCGGCGGGGGCATCAAAGCCGGTGAGGGCATCGAAGCCGGTTGGGGCATCAAAGCCGGTTGGGGCATAGAAGCCGGCGGGGGCATCAAAGCCGGTGAGGGCATCGAAGCCGGTTGGGGCATCAAAGCCGGTTGGGGCATCGAAGCCGGCGGGGGCATCAAAGCCGGTGAGGGCATCGAAGCCGGTGACGATTTCGGGATTTTCGCTGCGCTGCGCGTGCGCTTGTCGCGATGGACGATTTCAGGCCGCGTGTCGGCCAAGACAAAGCCCGCAAATCTGATAACCGGCCACTGGGTCGATCCCACCCATGTCGCGCACAGCGACGCCGACGTCGCCGAAGCCGAATAAGCGCTGTAGCGCGAGGGGGCGGGAATGCCAGGCGTCCACACAGTCATCTTCCTACGCCACGACCACTACATCGAGGTGAGCCGATGGCGCGGCGACTGGCACTACCGACGCTCGATTCCGTATGACGCCATCGTTATTCAGTGAGGAACACCATGAACTGTGCAACGTGGGTAGCCATCATCCTGAGCGCATTCGGCATCGCGCTCTTGTTCGCCTTCGTGCTCTGCAACGCAGCCGCTGAGGGCGATCGCAAAACCGAGCAGTGCCGGCGCCGAGCGAACTGCAGCGCAGAGCCGAACCGGGGCCTTCGGCAAGCTCCTTCTTATTCGGAGGCATCGTGAGCACGATCTACACCGGAAGCGTTGAAGAGCGGGTGAAGCAGTGCATCCATGAAATCACGGGCGTCTCGCTTGCCGATATCCAGCCTTCATATTTGCTCGTCAACGACCTTGGCCTTGACTCCATCGAATTGCTAGAGACCGCCATGGCAGTCGAGTCCGAGTTCGACGTCGAAATATCTGACTGCGAAGGCGAGGCAGTGCGCACGGTTCAGGATGCGATCGACCTCGTACGTTCAAAGGTACAGCCATGATCCCACCCGACGACTGGATCAACATCACCCGCGAATGGCTGGAAGAACAGATGCCGGCGAAGCAGGCAGCAGCAGAGGCGGCGTATCTGCGGTTTATGCAGAAGCTGCTTGCACCGTTTGACGACTGAGAGAAAGCATGGACGACAAGACAAACGAAGGGCGCGAGGCGTTCGCCTGCTGGTGGGCGATGGTTGAGGCACATGCGGCGATCAATGATAAACCGATCAGCGACGGCGAGGTGATTCTGTCCTTCATGGGTTCCGGAGCGTCAACCACGGTAACCGCCGGACATATCCGCCAGATGCTTGGGGTGAAAGCAATTATCTGAAGCGACGGCCGCTTTGAGCAACTAGAAGCCAAGGTCCGTGGGATTCGGGCCGATGGAGCTTCCATAGCGAGCCGCTCTGGTCATCTGCGTACGATGACCGCCCTTACGCATGCGCCTGGCCGAGTGGCAGGCGTCCCGCGATTCCGTCACTCCAGGCGGGGACCTAGCGGGCGCAGTCGTAAGTGAGCCTCCATCGCATCTATTTCGGAGTGCATATGACCGAAAAACTATCGCTCCCCTGTTTCATCAACTGTGGTAGCGGGGCAGAACTCGACAACGCCGATTTGCATATCGAGTTTGTCGAATACCCGAACGGAACGATCCGCGTGCTCGATAAGCGCGTGACTGTGATCGCCAGCGATGCCGTACTGGAACGCATCGTTCGCGCCGAACTGGATCGGATGGCGAGGGAAAGAGCGGAGGCCGTGGTGCCATGAGCCCACCCACCGACACGGAACTCCAAATGACCGGCGACCTCATCCGGATTGGCTGCGTCCTGTTCGCAGCGTTATTCCTCGCAGTCGCCGTTCTCGCGACGTGCATTGGCACATCCTTTACCGACATGCTGGTTTCGATATTGAGGGCAATGACATGCTGATTCGACTCTTCCGCGCTGCATGCGCCGCTAATGACCGCCGCCGCGCGCGTGACACCTTGCAGGGTTTCTGCGAGGACCGGGTGCATGCGCTTCGTGCACTCGACGAAGCGCACCGCAAGGCCGATCGGGCGATGCGCGAAGCCTGCAAGTTGGACGCCGAGCAGTTTAGGCAGTCTTTCTTCGCCCGACGCGACCCGGTGCGCAGCGGCTTCCCAGAAGTATCGGCAGCGATATTCGGCATCACAGCCGTCGATCGCTCCCGGCCGAAGGCTCGGACGGTCGCGGAAATCGGCCCGACCAAGTACTCCCGTACCGATCGCACGGTTGCGCCTCATCCGCGGAACATTCCGCTTGCGTCCGTCGCGCCGATCCGACAAGCCGAGGCCGCGTGATGCGCACCTTCACCCGCTGGACCAACCGCCACCCCCTCACCGCCGTCCTTCTCGGGGCTATCTGTTGCATCGCAATCATGCTCGCAGCAGAGAAGTGGGATTTGAGCGAGAGCGGGGCGGTGAGTTGGCAGGTGGCGGCTACTACACGGAGTTAATAAATGAACGACAAACAGGAATTGACGGTTGCCGAGCCGCAGCCGCCGCAACAACTGATCACCATTGAGCCGGCCAAGTACGTCGAGCTCGTGTTCGAGCCGTTCGCGAAGCGCTTGGCCGATGCGAAGGCGATGGCCGCTGCAGCGGAGTTCGATGTGACGACTACCGCTGGTATGGCCGTGGCCGTCAAGCATCGCGCTACGTTCCGCGACATCCGCGTCGCCAGTGAAAAGGCGCGCAAGGAACGCAAGGCGCCGATTCTCGAGATCGGCAAGCTGCTGGACAGTCGTCAGAGAGAAATCGAAGCCGAGATCGAGCCGTTCGAGTCGAGGTTCGATACCGCCATCAAGGCCGAGGAGGCCCGCAAGGAAGCGGAGAAGGCAGCGAAGGCAGAAGCAGAACGCGTGCGCGTGAATGCCATCCGCACGCGCATCGACGAAATGAGGGCGATCCCGTCTTCGATGATCGGAAAATCTGCAGAGCATCTCGCTCGATTCATCGAGGGCGTGGAGGCATCCCCCATCGACCTGGCTGATTTCGCGGAATTTTCCGGCGAAGCTGAGATGGCGAAGATCGCGACGCTCGACAAGCTGCGTCAGATGCTCGCAGCCCAGCAGTCTCACGAAGCCGAACAGGCCCGAATCGCTGCCGAGCGAGCCGAACTTGATCGCCTGCGCGCCGAAGCCGCTGAGCGTGAACGACAGGCCGCCGCCGCTCGAGCCGAGGAAGAGCGTCGGGCCCGCGAGGCTCGCGAAGCAGAAGAAGCGCGTCTACGCGCCGAACGTGAAGCACACGAAGCCGAACTGCGTCGGCAACGGGAGGCGGAAGAGGCGCGGTTGCGTGCAGAGCGCGAAGCAGAGGAAGCCAGGCTGGCCGAACAGCGCCAAAAAATCGAACGTCAGCAGGCGGAAATCGCAGCGGCAAGGGCCGAACAGGAGCGCCGGGAACGTGAGGCGCGCGAAGCCGCAGAGGCAGCGGCACGCGCCGAAGCCGAGCGGATCGAAGCAGAACGCGCAGCCGCTGCGCAGGCCGAGGCGGATCGCATTTTCGCGGAGCAACAGCGGATCGAGGCGGAACGTCGGGCGGCAGCGCAGGAGCAAATCCGACGCGAGCGCGAACAGTTCGCGACCAACGGACCTGGCGACGTGGAGATCGTGAAGTTTCTCGCCCATCAATACGATGTCTCCGTTGGCGACGTGATGGGGTGGATGAAGAAATTCGACTATGCCGCGGCCGATCAGTACTTCGCCGCTGCGAATATGGAGAAAGCAGCGTGAGCAACGACATTATCGAAGTGCCGCAGCGCACTCCCGCTGCGCTGGTGGGCACTAATCGCATGTCTGCAGCAGAGGTCGTGCAGCATGCCGTATCGGTTCAGGAAGTAATGCGCGCCGTAATGAAGCCTGACGTGCATTACGGAAAGATTCCGGGAACGCCGAAGCCTACGCTTTACAAGCCCGGCGCGGAAGTGCTGTGCATGGCATTCCGGATCGCCGACGAGTATCAGGTCGATGACTTGTCCACGGACGATGTGATCCGCTATCGCGTGACGTGCTATGGAAAGCATCAAACGACCGGTACATGCCTTGGTTCTGGCATGGGCGAAGCGTCTACGGGCGAAGAAAAGTACAAGTGGCGGGGCGCGATCTGCGCCGAAGAGTTCGAGGTTACGCCTGTAACCATGCGCCGCGTCAAGTTCGGCAAGCAGAAGGGCGGCGGTTTCTACAAGGCCAACCAGATCCGCACCGAGCCGGCAGACCTGGCCAACACGGTCCTCAAGATGGCCTGCAAGCGCGCCAAAATCGCGATGGTTCTCAACGTGACCGCGGCCTCCGACATCTTCTCTCAGGATTTGGAAGAACTGGACGAAACGCTGCGGGAACACCTCGCAGGCGAGGACGGTGGCGGTGAGCCGGTGCTGAGCGAACTCGCACAGCGGCTCGTCGGCGAAGCGCATGCCGTCAAGACGCGCGATGAATTCGATGCACTCTGGAAACGGGGCGTGAAGGAAATCAACGCCGCGAAGGATGCCGGTGCATCGGACGCATTCAAGGCCGCAATGGAGGCGAAGAGCAAGACGCTTCCTTCGCGGACGCAATCGGTACCAGCCGAACAAGCGCCCGCGTCGCGCGAGCCGGGATCGGACGATGATGGTCTCGAGGAGGACTTCCAGAGACAGCTGGCACGCGAGCAGGGAGGTGCGCAATGAGCGTTGAGGTTATTGAGTGTCCACAGGGTTCGGACGCGTGGTTCAAAGCTCGCGCTGGTTGCATTACGGCCAGTATGTTCTCTACCGTCCGCAAGAAGGTTGGAATGCTCGATGAGCGCCAATCCCAGTTCGTGGCTCTGCGGCTTGCCGGCACTCCCGAAAAGGCGGCTGCCGAAGCTGCAGGCTACAAGGTCGTGCCGAAGTCCGACATCATCACACGCGCTCTCAATGGCGAGAAGATTGGCGATTGGTCTGACGCTGCGAAGGACTACGCGTTTCGATTGGCTGTCGAGCGCATCAGCGGACAACCCTTGGACGAAGGGTTCGAGACCTGGCAAATGCGTCGCGGTCGGGATTTGGAGCCCGAGGCCCGCATGGAACATGAGGCCCTGACTGGTCTTTTCGTCAAGCGAGCGGGCTTCGTGCGAACCGAGGACGGGAGGTTTGGCTGCAGCGCAGACGGGCTAATCGACCCGGACGGCGGCAGCGAATACAAATGCTTTCTTGCGCCGGACAAGCTACGTGCAATCGTTCTTGAACACGACGTTACCGAAGTGCAAGAGCAGGCAATGGGCGGAATGTGGCTCTGCGGCCGCAACTGGTGGCATGTAGGACTGTACTGTCCGGCGCTCGCTCCCGTTGGCAAGCAATTCACGATGGTCGAAGTAAAGCGTGACGACGCGTTTATCGAGGTGATGGAGCGCGATCTGTGGGAATTCGCCTTGTTTGTTGACCAATACGAAGCCGAGCTTCGCAAGCAAGCCGCCTAACCTTCACGCTCCACCGCAGCATGCGTTTGGCGCGATGTGCGCGGGTCCGCTGTAAGTCTGTAGTGGAGCGCCCGAACCCCTGCCAGCCAGCGATGGCTGTTTGCCGCGAGGTCTGCGGCTTCTTTCTTCATGACGCACGCCTGCGCGTGTTCAGGCCGCCGGTACGGGGCCTTTTTCTTCCATGGAGATCGCTTTGCCGAACTCGAGATCGACTGTTTGACGGCAACGATCAAGGATGCGGGCGACGGACTCTGCTTGATTGCCCTCAATTAGATCCTTGCCGCCCATGAGCCATGGCCCGATGGCTGTTTGTTGCTTCGCCTCGTCGGTAACCGGCGTGATCCGCCACGACGCCACTAAGCGGCCGTCGTCTTCCGGCGCGACGAGGGTGGCTATCTCGTAGCCGCGATATTCGTGCTTTTCCATGTCCAAGGCTCCTTTGTGGATGACTTGGCGGACAGTACTTAAACGCTTTTGGGAAGTCAAAATTTTTTTCTACTTCAATCGTGAGACGAGCATGAGCCTTTTGGATCGCTTTCTCGATAAGTGCATGCCCGAGCCAATGACCGGATGCTGGATCTGGTTTGGCGCGCACCAGCCAACTGGATACGGCCAGTTATGGAACGGCGAGCGCCCCGAACAAGCTCACCGAATTTCCTATCGGCTGTATCGAGGCGAAATTCCGGACGGGATGGAAATCGACCATGGGTGCAAGAACCCATGGTGCGTGAATCCACACCATCTCGAAGCAGTCACGCACGCGGTGAACATTCAGCGCAGCGAAACCGAGATGGGCCGCAACGCGCGGAAGACCCATTGCAAGCGCGGGCACGAATTGGCGGGGACGAATCTTCGAATCGACATAAGCGGGAATCGGCAATGCCGAGCCTGCACGAACTTGCGAGCTCGCGAAGCTAAACGGAGAAAGCGCCTTGGCCGCGTATTTCAATGAAAACGACCCGTACTGCGCGCAGTGGCTGCGCAACCTGATAACCGCTGGGCACATTGCGCCGGGCGACGTAGACGAAAGGAGCATTGAAGATGTCCGACCTGATGACCTGCGAGGCTACACGCAGTGCCATTTCTTCGCCGGACTTGGCGGATGGTCGCGGTCACTGCGGCTTGCCGGATGGGCTGATGACCGACCTGTTTGGACCGGTTCCTGTCCGTGCCAACCTTTCTCCGTCGCAGGCAAAGGACTTGGGTTTGATGACCCGAGACACCTCTGGCCTGCATGGTACTGGCTCATCAAGGAGCGACGCCCTGCAACGATCTTTGGGGAGCAGGTTGCGGCAGCGACTGACTGGCTCCGTCTCGTGCGACATAACCTGGAAGCCTTGGAATACGCCGTGGGGGCAATGCCTATCGAAGCCGCGAGCGCAGGTGCGGAGCACTTTCGAGATCGTTGTTGGTTTGTGGCCCACGATGACCAGCAACGCGCCGGCTCGCGACGGATACAACGAGGCCGGCAACAGCGCGGGGCAAGTGGCGATCCGCAAGATATTGCTCGCGCTCTATCCGACTGCAACGACACCCAGCGGGGGACAGACGGTCCCGGACGGAACTTCGATGTCTGGTCGCCGGCCGGACGGCTCGAAGGCGCAGGTGACGTTACAGAACGTCGTGATAGCCATGTGGTCGACGATCCGAGCTTCGGATGGGGAGAAGGGTGGACCGAACATGAGTTTCGGAGCCGGAGGTTCGCCGCTCCCGTCGCAAGTATCGACGGTTGCCAATACGTCGAATGCCCCGACGGAAAGTGGCGGCGGCTCCCTCCACCCCGAGTTCGCTGGCTGGGAAATGGGATACCCGCCCGAGTGGCTAAGCTGCGCGCCCTCGGAAACGCAATCGACCCGCGCCCGGCGGCCGCGTTCATCGCAGCAGCCGACGAAGCAATGACCGCCTGACTACCGCATGAGGAAACGATGAGCCAACCTGACTGCGCGTCGCCGCAACTATGTCCGGCGAATGAACTGCACGGACAAATGGAGATCGTTATTGCTGCCACACCTGAGCAGCAATGGTGCGGGACCTGGTATAGGTGCGCGCGCTGTTTGAGCTCGACACTTTTCCCGTCGCCGGCGTTACTGCAACTGCATGCACCGATCCAGAGCGGCCTCTTCACCGCCTAGCCCACGAGGAATCAATGAACCGCGCGTGGAAATACGAGCGCAACGGACACTGTCTGATATGCGCGAAACCGTGCCCCGAAAAGACATCGCCGACTGCTCGCGGTTGGGACTGGTTCGGCGGCTATTTGCGCGTGACGGTTCACTTCTGTCCCGAGCACAAGACAGGCGAACTTCGGGACCGTCTTCTGGCGATTGGGCGCAAGTGCCCGGAGGTCTGGACCACCGATGAGCGAGCCTTTGTGGATTCGCTGAAGGACGAACTGGAAAAGATGGAGCGATCGGCGCGCCAGCGCAATCTGCGGCGACGCTAACAAGGAACCACACACATGACCACGACCAAATACGGCGGCTACACGGCCGCAGAACTGCGCGCGCTGACTGAACAGCCGCATTTCAACGTAAAGTCAGCCAGCATCATCCGCGATTTGCTCGACGCTCTCTCCGCTCGCGCAGAGGCGACGCAAGCGGGAGCGGCGCGGGCCGGCATTCCCCTGCTGACTAAGGACCATGCTGGCATGCGCGTGGACTACTCGGGGATGTTAAAACAGGCGCGCGCAGCCCTCGCGCGTGGCATCAAAGAGCCCGCGCTGGCTGAGATGCTTCGCCAATTGCAGGATCACATCACCGAGCTCGGTACGCGCTGGTACGCGGGCGACGCGTCCGTAGTCGACGAACTGCTGCAGCTCTACTGCGTCGAGAAGGCCGCGCGCGATGCGCTCGCCGCCGCACCGCAGCCACCGGTAGCAGAGGCGACGCAAAAGTGCGATGGGTCGGGGGCTATCCCGGTGAGCGTGGATGACTGGACCGAATGCCCGTCCTGTAATGGAGCGGGATGCCGGCCCGTTCCTCATAAGTGGAACGATGAGGGCGAGCAGTGCACCAAATGCGGCGATAAAGATTGGATGGCCGACGCATCGTGCAGCGAACGTCTGGTTAAGAGCCCGGGAATGACGTCCGAGGAGATCCTTCTGATCGCATCAAGAACACTTGACGCAGATACTGCGCCCCCAGCCAGCGAAGTCGTAAAGCTGGCCCGAGCCCTATTCGCCGCCGCACCGCAGGCTCCGGTAGCAGACGAATCGCAAAGCCTCGATGACCGCGCGATCGCCGACATCGTGAACCGTCTGCGCGATACCGCGAAGATGTGGGGCAACACCCAACAGATTCGTGAGCGCATCGCCGATATTGTCGTCCCGGTGCTCAAGCGAAAAACATGCGCGCAGGCTCCAGTAGAGAATGCTGCGCGTGGCGATCGCACGGTGGACGAATTGGCGATGCTGGTGAAGCAACTCGTCCACTCGTTGCGCCGAGCCGCGCCAGACAATGCGCTCGCGGATCGGGCCGTGGACTATTTAACGCGGCGCGGCCTGCAAGGTAGTCCACTGCGCGTGGAAACGCAGCCCGGTTCGTCGCAATTCGACGGTGCCGCGGCGTATGAGGCATACCTTGACGAGGCCCCTCAGCCGGCCCGCGCATCCGAGGCGGACAGAGCCACAGCGTTGCTGTGCCGTGATCTGACCGACGACGACATGGACAAGCTCATCACGTGGCTGGGCGAGCACGAGCGCAACGAAATCGGCCACCAGGGGCTGTGCGATCGCATCATCAGCGCTTTCGCCCGCACACCCGCGCAGCTGGCGGCACCGCTGACGGACGATGCGCGCGACGCGGCGCGGTATCGGTGGCTGTCTCGTCAGGCTGTCGCGACCCGATCCTACGAGGATCACACCAATCGATGGGAAGTCGATTACGTGCTGCGAGGAATGTCGTTTGGTGCGGCCATCGACGCCGCTCGCGCCGCCCTGCAATCCCATTCCGAACGGGAGGCGTGATGAAACGCTACACGTTTATCGCCCAAGTGCAGTCGGCGAGTGGGCATCAGGTGTACCACGTCGACGCCGAGACGGAAGATGAAGCGCGTGCGGTGGTCGAGCGCGGAGGCGGCGAGTTCGATTATGAGGAACTCGAAGTGCAAGACCGCGGCCGCTTCGAGTTGCTCGAAGTGGATGACGTGCCCGCAGATACGGGAGATCAGCCATGCTGACTGACGACCAGCGCGCAGCGCTGACCTATGCGTGCAATTACTTTTCGGGCAGCGTGCTGCATAGCTCACGGCTTACGGCGGCTATTCTGCAAACGCTTCTCGCCGCTCCCGTCGCCCCTGCTGCGGCAGCGCAGCCCGACGAGCGCGCGGCGTTCGAAGCTATCGCGCACTGGAAGGACATGACGCCGTTCGCGTGGTTTCAACAGGGATGGAAAGTGGCCCGCGCAGTACCCGCGCAGGCGGCGGAACCGGTGGCGGTCCCGGCCGGCTGGAAGCTCGTGCGCGTCAATGAGCATTTCGATGCGTTGATCACATCGCTCGAACGCGCCGAAAGCAAGGGCTATCTCCCGGATTCCGTGCGTGAGGAATGGGAGAATTTCGCGTGCGACGAAAACGTCATCGCCCCGCAGCCTCCCGAACCGGCGGACGAGCGGGCGGCGTTCGAGGCATTGCGCTACATCGATGCTCAACTGACCGAGTACCTCGAAGGCATGCCGGCCGACGAGACGACTCGGAAACTGCGCGACGTCGCTCGCAACGCGCTTGCCGGGTCGGCCCGCGCCGCATCTACTGCCACGGCGACGGACGAAAGCCACGAAACGCTGCACGCGATACAGGCTGTCCTGCGTGAGGTCGATCCGAAATGGCCGGAGCGTGGCGAATTTGGCGTTAAACCACGTGAGCAGATTATCTCGGCGATCCGCGATCTTGCACGCGCGGCAGCACCGCAAGCAGGGCTGTCGGATGAGCAATTTGAAGCATGGTGGGACATGGAGCGCGCACGCGTGCAAGCCGCCAACCTAACTCCCAAGGAAATTGCTGCGCGTGCATGGGAACGCTCTCGCATAGTGATTGCGCAACCGCAGAACGATGCGACGGAGGCACCCGCGTGCTCGAAAGACTGCCGCAAGAAATGTGAGTTTTGCATCGATATGGAAGCCCTTGATGCATCGGATTCGGCTACAGAAAGGGCAACTCTTGCAGCCGGTCAATGGGCAACGTCTAACACGCCAATTGCCCACGCTCTTGCCTACCGTGACGGTTTCATGGCGGGAGAACTAGCTGCATGCGCGGTTGCACTGAAGGCGGTAGCTAGTGCCCGTGAAGATCTAGAAGGGATTCGACGTTACGGACTCGATACATTATCAGGTCGAGCGGATGGCCAGGATGACCGCGAATGGCAACGCGACGGAGTCAACGAAATGACAAAACGTGCGCGCCTCGCAATCGAACGCATCGACAACATGAATCTCGCCGAGCAATCCGCCGATCCGATGGCGGGAGAGACGCGCGCGGCAGCACCGCAAGCCGCATCCACCCCACCCACGCCCTACCACTGGCGCGACACCGGGCCGCTCGAAACGGGGGAGCCGTCGTGAGCACAGACGCTGACCTAATCTGCGAACGGCTAAGGCACATCGACCTTGAGACATGTCGCGAAGCTGCGGACCTGATTGAAGTGCAATCCCGCGACATCGCCGCCCTGATGGCCGACAACGCCGAACAGGTTCGTATCGCGAGCGAAGCAGTCCGATCGGCGATTGGCACGCGGAATCTGTGCCGGGTGCAGGCGTATGAGCTTCGCGGTGTGATTCAGAAAGTCGAGTTGGGCCGACCGTTCGACGCGATGAGTCTGAAAATCTTGAAGCGCGCTTGTGCGGCGCTTGAGGGGAGGCGAGATGGGTGTTGATCTTGATGAGGTGGAGCGGTTGGCGCGGGCCCGCGACCGATACGGCCACATTACGCCGGAAGTCGTCCTCTCCCTGGCCGCAGAGCTGCGAGCATTGCGCCGCTTCGCCGGTTTCGTCTTCAGCGCCCACCGCAACGATGGCTATCCCGGCGACGTGGACGGCGGAGAGATTCAGCAATGGGCGCTCGAATGCGGCCTGATTGAGGAGCGGCAGATGTTCGAACCGTGCTCAGGGCATTGCACATGTGCGGAAATCTGCGACTGGCCGACAACGTGTTACTTCGATACTGCGCTTGGGAAGGCTGTACGGAAAGCTGCCCTTGAGCGGCAACAGGAGAAAGCCTGATGGCAATGACTAAAGCCGAACGAGCGCGTATGGAGGCGCTCGAACGGGAGCTGCGCGAGGCGAAGGCGCTCCGGTGGACTGACCCAGTGCGAAAAGACGTACCGCCGCCAGCCGCTGGTTCGACAACAAGCGGATTCGTGTTCAATGCGCACAACGGATCCGTCTCGCCAGCGTGGTCGAAGTCCGTAGCGCACGGTATTGGCAGTCACGCCCCGCAGAGCCAGTGCAGTGGCTCGCAAAACGGAATCTCGATGTTCAGCTCGCGCCTCCTCGCTCTGCGCGCCTTGCGCCATGAAGTAGAGCGCGAATCAGCCAAGCGCCTTGCGGCGATCGACAAAGAGATTGAGGCCGAATTGCAAAAGGAAGCGCAATGAGCCACATCACCAACCGCCGCGAGTTTGAGGAACGATTCGACGCCTACAAGCAAGCCATTCGCCCCACGTCGCAGCTTATGGCAGAACTCAGCGAAGCCTTTGCGCAGATGATGGCCGACGACACAGCCAA